TCAGTTCGCGATCAGTCCGTGCGCCTCGAGCGCGGAAAGAATCGCATCCAGCGCCGTCCGCGCCTGCTGGTCGACGGTGGCGCCCCCCGCCGGACGGGCGATCGCCGGCTGGCGGCCGCCCACGACCTGCTCGCCCCCCACGGCCACGCCGAAGGTCGGCGCGGGCGTCGCCCGCCAGCCGTTGCCATCGTGCCACACCCATGCCGAGGCCGGGGTCAGCCAGGCCGTCATTCCCGCGACAGGCCTGATGAATCGCCACCCGCCTTCGGTCCGGATCGCCAGATCGCCGGCATGGCCGGCCCATTCTCCCGTCGGCATAGGCCCTGCGATCCACGCCTTCCCCGGCTCGGGGCCGGCCGGCGGCCCATTCTGATCGAGCGCCTCCACCACGGGATGCAGCAGGCCGTCGATCCGGGCGAGCGCCTCATTGTGGAACAATTCCTTCTGCGCCTGCCCGGGCTGGAGATTGGGCAAGGCGAAGCGCGCGGTGCTGTCTGCCATGATGTGCCTTTCAGAAAGTCATGCTGGCGGTTGCCGGATCGGAGAGGCCGCCCGCGCCGATCTGGTGGACGGCGATGTCGATGGCGGGCGTGCCCGCCGCCCCGTCCGCGGCCATCCGGGCCGCGTCATAGGCATAGGCAGGCTCGTTCGTTTCCGCCGTCCGCACCGATCCGATCGCGGGCGTGATGACGATTCGATAGCGCTCCGCCTCCTCGGCCAGCGGCGCGTCGGCCCCGCCGATCCAGGGCCATCCCGTCCGGCTTCGCCGTGTCCAGCCTATAAGGACGCCGCCGACGCCCCGCTCCAGGCGCAGGTGCACGGGCGACGGCGGTCTCAGGGCGCGGGCCAGGAACGCGGCCTGCGCGGTCGCGGGCGCGCCGTCGCCCACGCCCCGCGCCATCAGCCCGATATGGCCGCCGATCGAGGATGCGGGCAATTCGATGGGAAGAAGACTGGGCGTCTCGATCAGGACGAAGCGCTCGCCCGCCGCGTGCCCCGCCATCGCCGCCTCGGTGCCGCGCCGCCCGCGCAGCAGGCGGGAAAGCCGGTAGCGCCCGCCTCCCAGCGGCGCGGCGCTGCCGAACTGAATCAACTCGTCGCCGATCATCGCGACATTGGCCCCGTTCACCAGCGCCTCGTCATCGCGCCCGATCAGCACCATCCCGTCGTGCAGCAGCGCCACATCCACAAAGGATGTCCGGTCCATCAGCACGCTGCTGCCCGGCGGCAATATCGTCTCGGCAATGCCCATCACCGCCGGCATCGCGGTCTGCCCGGCATCCTGCCACGTCGCGCCGCCATCGATGCTCCAGCCCAGCTCCGCCCGCCGCCAGCCCGGCGCGGGTCCGGCCGCGGCCGCCCAGATGCGGGGCACGCTTGCCGCCGTGGCGTCGAGAGGCGGCAGATCCAGCAGGGCGACAACGGTCGGCCCATGCGGCGCATCGGGTTCGCGCACGCCATCGCCGGCAACCGCGCTCCGGCCCGCCCCCGCCAGCGGCAGGCCCGCCAGCTTCAGCTCAAGCATCATCCGGTCCAGCGTCCATCCGCCGATCCGCATCGGTGCCATGCCGTCGATCCGCACCGCCTGCCCCGGCCGCAGCCTCATATGCCGCCAGGGCAATGCCAGCGCCGCCTTCTTCCGGTCGGCCCAGGCGCGCGCCAGCCGCAGCTCGGCGACGGCCTTTGCCTGCCCGGCCAGCAGCGCCGCCGGCAACTCGATCCGCTCGGCCCGCCTCCCCGGCCCGCCGCCGTTACGCGCCCGCTGCAATCCGGCCTGGTAATCGCGCCCTGGCTCATAATAAGCCACGGCGATCTCGTCCGGGATCGCGGCAGCGGCCGCCCGATCGATGGCGATCCGGTCCCGCCGCTTCTCGTCGGCGCGCGCGCCGGCCTCCCCGGCCGATATGGTAACGGGCGAAGGGGCGCCGTCGCCGATCAGCAGCCGCTCGCCATCGTCGCGCACCGAAAGCGGAATGGCCCGGGCGATCACCTCCATCACGCCCCGCGCGCTGTCTCCCGTCGCCGCAAAGCCATGCACGGTCGCATCCGTGTTTCCGCCGATCGCGCGGCCGGCAAGGTCGGCGGCGATGTCCGCGATGCTCACCTCGTCCGCATCCGCCTCCACCTCGAAGGTCAGGGAAGGGATGCGGTTGCCATAATCGGCAAGCTGGAACTGCTCGAACACGGCGTAAGCCAGCCCGCGATGCGCCGGGGCCAAGCCGACATCCGAAGCGATCAGCGGATCGGGCTCCTGCCCCTCGTCGCCCTTGTAGAGCCGGTATCCGGTCTCGCTCTTCCAGTCGCCCGCCGCGCCGCGCAGCAGCTTGCCGTCCGCCCAGATGCGGTGGACGGCGCGGATCGGCCGGGCGGAAAGCGCCACCGCGAAATTCGCGGAATAGCTGTAGGTCGTCGTCTTGGGCGCGCCCTTGCCGCCGCCGGAACGATGGCGGTCCTCGCGCAGGTCCGTCGCCCAGATCACCGTTCCGGCCACCCGCATCCGGCCGTAAAGGCGCGGGATCGCCTGGCCATAGCTCGATGTCTGCACGCCCAGCTCGCCCAGCCTCGGCCCGGTCCGCCGCGGCGCGAACAGGCGCTGGTCGACCTGCTGGCCGATCACGGCACCGATCATCCCGCCGATCGGCCCGCCCACCAGCGATCCCACCGTTGTCAGCACCAACGTCGCCATGTTTCCGCTCCTATGTCCCGCGCCAGGCCCCCAGCACCGGCCAGGGCGGCCGCCCCGGCGTCTCGACCACGCGCCGCAGGCCAGCATCGGCATGGACGAACCCCACATCCGTCAGCACCAGCAGATGCGCCTGCGCCGGCCCGGCCTCCACCAGCAGCACATCCCCCGGCAGCGCCTCCGGCCATGGCACGGGGATCAGCCCCGCCGCCGCCAGCCCGGCCGCGATCCGATCGCCGTCTCCGCCGCGCAGGGCATAATCCCGCGCGGGCGCCGGCACGTCGCAGGCGATCGCCGCCAGCCCCACGCAATCCAGCCCCTCGGCGATGCTCCTGCCCTGCGGGCGGAAACGCGCGCCGATGCAGGCCCGCGCCCGCGCCACGATCGCCACGCTCATGCGCCGGGATAGCGCGTCAATATGTCGTTGCCCGGCAGCCAGGGCTCGCCCCGGAAATTCGCGGCGTTGCCGAACCGGCCCGCGCAGGTGGCCAGGCTCTTGTCGCAGCCTTCCGCTATCTCGACGATCAGCCCGGCCGCGATTGGATAGGGCGGCGGCTCGCGCAGGGTCAGCCAGTCGCCGGCGGAAGAAAGGATCGCGCTGGAAAGCCCCGCATTGGCGCCGTCGATCCAGCGCAGCCGGCCATAGCCACGGGCATTGGGCGCCCCCGTTCCCGCCGCCGCCACGCGGAGCCGGCCGTCCGCGTCCACATCGGCCAGCCGGGTCAGCCGCCGCCGGCCGGCCATGTCGATCCGGCATCGCCGGTCGCCCAGCTCCGCCCGGCATTCGGGCGAGGTATATTCCACCACCGGCCGGTCCAGCATCGCGGTCGGGCCGGCCAGTTCGGCGGTGAAGGCGCCGTCGCGGATGGAAATCTCGCCCAGCTCGCCGCGCGTCAGGTGCAATGGCGTGCCCTCGGGATCGGCCCAGTCCACCGCGAACAGGCGGACGCGCGCGCCGTCCCACCGCCCGGCCGCCAGATCCTCGTCGCGGATCGCATCGCTGGTCAGCGCGCCGGCTATGTCCAGCGTATCCACCTCGAACCCGTCGGAAAGGCTGATGGACGAAGGCAGCATCCCCGGCGCGGATCGATAGGCAAGCCCGCCTATCTCCAGGTCCCGGTCGTGCGTGGTGAAGCCCAGCGCCACCCCGTCGCGCCGGTCCAGCCGCCAGCAGAAGGCGATGGTGGTGAGGTCGCGGCCGATCCAGTCCGTCACGCCTCCCCCTCCCTGATCTCGATCAGCGGCACGGATGCCGCCTCGCCCGCCGCGAAGCCCGCCAGCCCCGCCTCCAGCCGATCCTCGGCGAAGCGCACCGGCACGTCGAAGCGGAAGCCGGCGGTGATCGCAGCGCCCGTGGCCGGCGCCTCGTCGAACGCGATCACCCCGCCCTCGGCCAGCGACCAGCCGTTCGCCCGCGCGACGCCATCCACCCCCACCCGCACGCTGCCGGCCGCCGGCCGCGTTATGCGGCGCACCTGATCGCCATAATGCTTCACCAGCGGGAAGCGGGTGGCGATGCCGTCGCCGGTGCCGATCGGCTGGTCGGCGAAGCCCGGCTCGTCCGTCATCCCCCGGCTGCTATCGTCCGTGGGATCGCGGAAGCGGAATCCCCGCGCCGCGCCGTATCGCGCCCGGAAGAAGGCGATCAGCGCCTCCAGGTCGCCGCGGGAAAGCACGCCCGGCCCCACATCATATCGCATCCGCGCGTCCGCCCAGTCGGCGTTGCGCTGCTCGCGGCCGGCGGACGTCGTCACGATCGCGGTGGAAAAGCCCGGCTCCACCGTCGCCCGCGCGCCGATGGCGACGGGGAAGTCCACATCGTCGAATGCCTGCACCGCCGCCTCCTCGTCACCGATCGCGAACAGGGTGAAGCCGTCGCGCTGCACCTGCGGCAGCGCCCAGACGAACACGTCCGCCGTCCCCCGCGCCTTGGCCGCGAAGGCCGCGTCGTGGATCCGCCGCCACTGCCGCCGATCCTCCGGCCGCAGCACGAAGCCCGCGAAATAATGCTGCTCCTCCACCGGGTAATCGAGCCGGGCCGAAGCCTCGGCGATCCCGCGCGCGGTCGATCCGGCGTCGCCCGCCGTCACCCAGTCATAATCCTCGAGCTGCAGCCGGTCGAAGGCCGGCCGCGCCCAGCCGAGGGGCACGTTGGCGCGCTTCAGCTCGGGCGCGGCGCGGTCCAGCACCGTCGGCAGATAGATCAGGATCAGCACCTCCGCGCCCGGCGCCCGCGCCTTCACCGCATCGCGCAGCGCCGCCGTCGACGCCGCGAGCAGCGCGCCCGCCTGGTCGAGCAGGGCGCGCTGTCCCGCATCCAGCGCCCCGCGCACGTCGGGGATGGACGGCGGATCGCCCCCCAGCGCCGCCCGCGCCGCCGGATCGTAAAGGCATATCCGCCCGTCGTCCGGCATCACCCACCACCACGGCTCGCCGATCTGGAAGCGCACGGGCATGCCCGTATCCGCCGCGATATCGACAAAGGCTTCGGCAACCGCGCGCAGATAGGCCATCGCCCCGCCATGCGCCGGGGAGAGCAGCGTGGACGGCGGGTCCCACCCCGTCCGCGCCGGATCGCCATTCTCCGCCCTTTGCTTCCACGCATCGGGACAATTCTGGTCGAGCAGCTCGTAGGAGAGCGACCAGATGACGTCCTGCCCCTGCGCCCATGCCCGCGCCGCGAAATCGCGATGCCATGCCGCGCACGGCGCCGCGATCGCGCCGCCCGCCAGCCCCGCCAGATAGGCGCCCGCCGCCCCGTCCCAGCCGAGCCGCATATAATGGCTCATGCCGACATAATGGTTGATGGCGCCGCGATAGCCGAGGTGCCGGATGCTGCGCAGCACGCGCGCCGGAGTCAGGTGGTAGAGGTCGTCATATCCGGTCGCGATCCGCATGCCGTGGCCGGGGATCAGCCCGTCGCCGATCGCCAGCACGGAACCCGGCCCGTCGCAGGCGATCGCGGATATCTCGGCCCAGCCCTCGGCGGGCGCGGGCAGCGGCGCATCGCTGGCGGGGTCGTATCCCGGCGGCACCAGCGAAAGGAACAGCCGGTCGATATCGCCCGCCCACACCGCCTCGCCCGGCAGGGCGAACCCGCTCTCCAGCCCGGCGAAATCCAGCGTGACGACGGCATCGTCCGGCCCGCCCTCGGCATAGTTCCACAGCCTGACATACCAGGCCCGCGCATGGCCGGCGGCGTCGCGCCCCTCGATCGTCATCACCGGCCCGTGCACGGCGTCGAGCGGCGCCACCCCCGCCGATCGCCAGCGGAAGCGCAGCCGGCACCCGCGGAAATCGCGCGCCGTCTCATAGGCCAGCAGCGGGTGGCTGCCGTCGTCCGCCGCCGCCCAGATGATCCCTGCCAGGTCGTTCCGGCGCAGGAAGGTGGCGTCGATCCGCAGCGCGTCCGGCGCCGGGTTGGTCACCGCCGCCAGCATCGGCTGGGGGAAGTTCACCGTCCAATATTGCGGGTCGAACCGCTTGATGAAGCCGGTTTCCAGCGCATCGCCGGTCGCGGCCAGCCGCCAGCCCATAAGCCCCTCCTCACCCCTCGGCCGCTTCGATCGCCGCCCGCACGGCGCGCGCCACCTGCCGGCCGGATCGCGCCAGCGCGCGCGGCTCGCCGCCCTCACCCGCCTGGATGCTGATGGCGACGCGCACGTCGCGCCCGCCGCGCGCGCCTCGCATCGGCTCGATCCGCCCGCTCGCGGTCGGCACGAACAGCTCCGGCCCGCGCTCGCCCACCAGATAGGCGGCACCCGGCGCCACCGGCCCGCCCGTCGCCCGGCCGGGCAGGCCCAGCGCGCCCAGCAGCTGTGCGCCGATCGCCATCAGGCCTCCGGCACCGCCGCCCGATCCGCCGATCTGCCCCATCCCCGCCTGGATCGCGGACGATGCGATCGCCGCCATGGTGGAAAGCGCCACCCGCCGCAGATCATCGAACCCCAGCTTGCCGGTGCGCACCGCCCGGCCCAGCGCGGCCTCGATCATGCCGCCGGCCCGCTCCGCGCCGGCAGCCAGCGGCCCTTCCAGCTCGCCGCGCATCTCGGCCACGTCGCGCTCGAAGCCGCGCGTGTCGGCCCGCACGCTCACGATCAGCCGCTCGATCTCCTCATCCATCGGGATACATCTCCTTCAGCCGGGCGATGTCGCCGGCATCGGCGGCGCGATCGCCGGAACCGCCGGCCAGCGCCTCCAGCACCGCCGCCAGCTCGGCGGGCGTCGCGCGCCAGAAATCGTCGGGGCGCCAGCCGGCGATCGCGCCGGCCATGCCCGCCAGTCGCGCCGCCTTTTCCGCGAAGCGCATCATCGCCCCTGCAATATCTGGCCGATCAGCACCTTCAGCGCCGGCGTCGCGCGGATCAGCCCGCCTTCCAGCACCGCCTCGTTGAAATGATCGCGGCCCACCCCCTCGGGCAGGTCCGCCGCGCAATGCCAGAACAAGGCGGCCAGCTCGCCCAGCGCCAGCCGTCCCTCGGCCGCCCGCTCCACCATGGCGAACAACGGGCCGATCTCGCCCTCGGCCGCCACCAGCGCGGCAAAGCTCGGCCGCAGCGTCACCGCATGGCCGGCGATGCGGATCGCCGCCTCGCCCCGCGCCGGGTTCACAGCGACACCACCGGGCCGGAACTTTCCAGGGCCAGCGTATAGGTGCGCTCGCCGTTATAATCGCCGCTATAATCCAGGCGGGTCAGCAGGAAGCGCCCCTGCATCTGCTCGCCGCCCTCGAAGCTCAGGCGATAATCGTCGATCATCCCGGCCAGCGCATTGGCCTTCAGCCGGCTTTCCGCCGCCGATCCGGTAAAGACGCCGCTGCCCGCCACCGAAACCGATCGCACGCCCGCACCCGAAAGCAGCTCGCGCCAGCCGCCCGAATCCTTGGTGGTGATCGCCACCGCCTCGCCGTTGATCGACATCTGCGTCGTGCGCAGCCCCGCCACCGTCGCGAAGGCCGGCGTCGCCGCGCCATCGCCGATCTTCAGCAGGAACGCGCTGCCCTTCTCCACCGCCATATGGGTCTCCTTCTTCCGCCCCGTGGGCTCCGCACCCCAGGGCCGCCTGTCCGTCCCGCCGGCCGGCGGCGGTCATCCCGCCACCCGCACCCGATATTCGATGATCCCCGCCCACGGCCCGTCGGCGTCGCGGATGATGCGGGATCGGACGAAGGCGATGCTCGCCAGCTCGGCGCCCGCAATCTCCCCGATCCCCTCGATCGCCGCCTCGGCCTCGGCCATCAGCCCGTGCAGCCGTCCCGGCCGGCCGCCATCGTCCCAGATCGTCACCGCCAGCCGGTGCTCGCGGCCCCGCCCCGTCTTGTGGCTCCAGTCGCCGCTCGCCCAGCCGCCGATCGAAACATAGGGAAAGGCCGCCCGCACCGGCGGCCCGTCGAATATGCCGCTCACCATCGTGCCTAGCCGGGCGGAAAGCGCCGTCACCAGCGCCGCCTGCAATGCCATGGCGCTCATCCCCGTCTCCTCATGCCCCGCATGGCGAAGGCGAGCCCGCGCAAGCTGCCGTCATAGGCCAGCCGCCGCGCCAGTCCCGGCCCGGAAATGGCGATGCCGTCGTCGCGGCCTTCCACCGCCAGCCCGGCCGGCAGCTCCGCCTCCGCCGTTTCGCGCAACGCCGCGATCAGCATCGCCACCCGCTGCCGGGCGGCGGCGTCGATCCGCCGGTTCATGGCTCCTCCTCCGCTTCGGCCAGGATGCGATCGGGCAGGCGCGGATCGGCGGTCGCCTGCCGCACGCGCAGCACGGCGCCGCGCCAGCGGATGCGGTCGCCGGGCATCAGCCCGGCCCCGGCCCGCACCGTCATCCGCCAGCGCGGCCGCGCGCGGATCGCCTCGCCCGCCACCGGCGCGCCGGTGCCCGCCGGCTCGATCGCGGCCCAGGCATCGCCCATCGGGTGCCACCCGCCGTCCGCCCCGCCCAGCGCATCGCGCGCCTCGTCCCGGCGCAGGATGGCGATCCGCTCGCGCAGCCGCCCGCTCAGCTCGCCCGGCCGGCTCACAGCCGCATCCTGCGGAACGGCCGCCACAGCGCGGCCACGGCCGCCGGCGGGCCGGCATCGTCCGGGGCATCGCGATGGGCGTGCAGATGCGCCACCAGCCGCAATATCCCCTGGCGGATCGGCTCGGGCACGCCGTTCCAGTCCGCCGCCATCCCGGCCTCGTAGGTGATGATCGCGCGGCCGGCCGCGCCGGGCCGGTCGATCCGCACCCAGCCGTCGCCGGCCGCGTCGATATCGATGGCATAGGCATCGACCGGCAGGGCGAAGGCCGCCCCTTCCGCCGGCAATCCGGCCACCTCGGCGATGCTGCGCACCGGCCTTTGCGCCAGCCTTTGCCAGTCGCCGCGGGCCGGCACCGTCTCGCTCACCAGCCGGGTCAGCAGCGCCTGGCCGATGAACTGCTCGCACAGGCCGCTCGCCGCCCGGATCAGTCTGGCCAGCGCCGCATCCTCCGCCTCGCCGTCGATCCGCAGCCAGGCCCGCGCTTCCTCCACGCTCACCGCCGTGCGCGGCGTCGCCTGCTCCGCCGGCATCAGCGTTCCTCCACGCGCAGGGTGATCGAACGCTCGTCGATCCGCCCGTCGGAAAGCTCGACCTGGCAGGTCGCGCGATACACATGGCCCGGCACGCCGCCGCTCAGCGTCGCCCGGGTGCGGGTGCCGTCCACCGCATCGTCGGCGATGATGATCCCGCCCGCCTCGGTCGGCACCACCGCCCAGTCGCTCGCGGTCACGCTGCGGCCCTCCAGCCGCTCCCCCCAGTCGATCAGATAATCGACGGTCGCGTCGGGGTCTTTCAGATAGATGCTCATCCGCCCTCCCCTCAGGCCGCCGCCGCGGGGATCGGGTCGATCCGCCGCCATGTCGCGCCGATCAGGTCGATCGATCCGCTCATCGCCACGCCCGCGCGCCAGCGGATCGCCACGGAAAGGCCGCTGTTGGTGCCGGCGGTCGGCTGGGCCATCAGGTCCAGCGCGATCAATCCGTCGATCTGCGGCAACTGGTCCGGCGCCCCCAGCGTGCCGGTCGCGCCCAGAATGTTGTTCACGGTCGGGGTGATGTTGGCCGTGGTCACGCTGATGCCGTGGCAGCCGACCAGCGCGTTGCCGCTCAGCAGCGCCGATCCTGCCAGCAGCATCCCCGCCTGCTGGGCGGAAGCGGTGGTCAGCCTCAGCGTCAGCGACCCTGCCTCGCCCGGCGTGCCGGTGAAGGCGATGCGCACCGCCGTCCAGCCGCTCGATCCGGTATAGGCTTCCAGCGGCGCGCAGGTTGCGGTCGAAAAGGCCACGCCCAGGTCGCCGGTCAGCGTGCCCGTCGCCGTCCAGCCCAGGGGCGGGGTCCCCGCGATGGCGCCGGTGCCCGAATTGACGATGCTGCTGGTGCCGCCCAGTGCCACGCAGCGGGCATTGGCGCCCAGCATGTTGCCGCGCGGCGCCGTCGTCGCGTCGAAGCTGTCGCCCGCGTTCAACGGTATCGGATCGCGCGGGCGGTAGATCGCCCGCAATATCGGCCCCAGGGCGAATTGCTTGCGGTAGCTGCCATAAGCGCTGCCGTGCAGCCCGTCCGCCGCCATGCTGAAGGCGTTGCCCGTGCTGCCCCCGATCGGCGAAAAGGCGGCGTTCGTGGGCGCCGGGTCCAGCCACCAGGGCGCGGTGTCGCAGAAGATCGCGTCCGGCACCGTCATGCAATAATCGGCATAGGCGCGGTTCACGGCCACGATCTGGCGCGCCATCGCCGCGGAAAGCCCCGATCGCGGGTCCACCCCCATCAGGATCAGGAAGCGCCCGCCCGCCGCGCGGAAGGCGTCGTGATATTTGCGGACGTTGGCCAGGATGGTGTCCGCCGCAAGGCCCGATAGCACCACGTCGTTGGTGCCGATGGTCAGCAGCATGTCGACGATCCAGTCGGCCGCCGTCTCGGCCGCCACGCCCGCCGTCATCGCCGCCATGCGGTCGGGGTTGGTCAGCCCCGTGCCGGCCTGCGTGCCCGATGTCGATCCGCCGACGCTGAAGCTCACCGGCATGATCCACACGTTCAGGGGCGTGCGCGCCGCCACCCAGCGGGCGGCGGCCGGCGCCTCGCCGGCCTTGCTGTCGCCGTCCACCATCAGCTTGGCGAACGGCCTCCCGATCAGCGGCGGCGTGCCCGCCAGCGCGTGCCGGCGCAGCATGGCCGGCGTCACCGCAACATTGCCGCCGCCCTGCACGGCGGGCAGCAGCTCGCCCCCGCCGATCGCCCCTGCGATCGGCAGCGCGGATATCTTCGTCGATGGCATGGATCACTCCAGGATGAAGGCGCCGCCGTCTTCCAGGGCCAGGGCAAGCCCGTCCTCGGCCAGCAGCACGGAAAGCGGAGGCTGGCTGCCCCCGCCGGTTGCGTCGCGCCGCCGGAACAGCGCGATCGCGAAGCCAAGGCCCAGGCGCATGGCCGGCCGTCCGCTCAGTAAAGGCCCAGCAGGTCGCCGGCGGTGGTGCCGGTGGCCCGCACATGGCTGGCGCGGATCGGCAGGATCGATCCCGCCGGCACCGCCTTCCACACATGGTCCGCGCCGTCGCGCGCGGCGCGGACGGCCACGTCGCCGCCGGCGCCCACATAGATGGCCTTGGTGATGTCGTTCAGGGGGTTGCTGTCATGCGGCACGATGGCGGCCGCGCGCATCGCGGGCGCATAGGCCGCGTCCGCGCTGGCGGCGAAGGCGTCTGCCATATCTGTCTCCGAACAGGGGGGAAAACAACCGCGCCGCGCGGGCCAGGGGAAGGGGAAACCCGCGCGGCGCGTCTTCGTCCTCAGGCGCTGGCGAACTTCATCAGCTTGATCGCTTCCGAATTGCTCACCGCGCCGCCCACGCGCTTGCTGACGTAGAAGTGGACGAAGGGCTTGTTGGTGTAGGGATCGCGCAGGATCAGCGTCTCGGCGCGTTCCGTCACCAGATATCCGGCGCGGAAATTGCCGAAGGCGATGGCGTGCGCGTTGGCGGCGATGTCGGGCATGTCCTCGGCCTCGACCACCGGATAGCCGAGCAGCGTGTCCGGCCGCCCTTCGGCCAGGCCCGGCTGCCACAGGAAGGCGCCGTCGGCGGTCTTGAACTTGCGGATCGCCGAAAGCGTGGCCGAATTCATCACGAACACCGCGCCCTGGCGATAGGGCGGGCGCAGCGCCTGGATGAGGTCGACCAGCCGGTCTTGCGGGTTGCTGGCGGCGAAGGCGCCCGCCGCCCCGCTCGGCACATATTGCAGCGTGCCGAAGGCGCGCGCGCCGTCCGCCTCGTTGGTGATCGGGCCGGCCAGGAAGCCGCGGGGCTTGTCGGCGCCGTTGCCGGAAACGAAGGCCGCCCCCTCCGCGCGGGCGAATTCGGTGGCGATCTCGCCCGCCAGCCACGCCTCGACGTCGAACCGGGCATCGTCCAGCATCGCCTGGCTGGCGGCGGGATTGGCGTAGAGGTCGCCCATCGGCGGCACGATCTCGGTGAAGCCGGGGGTCGCCGTCGCCGGCCGGGCCGCGCCCTCGGCGGCCCAGCCGGAAGCGAAGCCGCCCGTCGCCACCAGCTTGCGATAGCCGGCCGATCCCACCTTCACCACATTGGCGATGGCGCGGATGGGGGATATCGCCTTCAGCGTGCTGTCGATCACCTCGTCGATCTCGCGCGGCACGGCATAGCCGCCCTCGGCCGGGCTGGTGCCGGCTAGGCTCTTGACGCCGCTGTCCGCCCCCCGGCGCAGATATTCGTCGACGAAGGCGCGCCGCTCGGGCGAGGCATCGCCCTTCACCCCCGTCGCCGCCAGCGCCGGCCGGGTCGCGGCGGCGGCCTGGGCGTCGATCCGCGCCTTCACCGCCGCCAGTTCGCCGCGCAGCGCGGCCAGCTCGTCGGCGCGCGCCGCCGCGTCGAAGCTCGCCTCCAGCGCATCCGCCTTCACGTCGTAAGTGCCGTCCATATTGGTCTCCTCGGTCATATCCGCTCCACCGCATGCACCCGCGCGCGCGGCTGCATCGGGAATGTCACCAGCGAAACTTCCACCAGGTCGAGGTCGAAAAGTTCCCTGTTTGTTCTCTGCGCGCTTCCCCGCACGCGATAGCCGAAGCTCAGGCCCCGCACGCTGCCGTCGCCGATCCGCGCCGCCGCCTCGCGCGCCGCCGGCGACCGGCCGGAAAGCCGCCCGATCACCCGCAGGCCGTGGCCGTCCTCGGCCAGATAGTCGATCCGCCCGATCGGCCGGGCGGGGTCGTGCTGCCACAGCAGCGGCACGCCCTTCGGCCCGGCCTCCACCGCGCGCCGGAACGCGCCCGCCCGCACCACGTCCCCGCCCCGGTCCACCCGGTCGAATATCGCCGCATAGCCCGCGAACCTGATCGCCCCTTCGCCTTGAGGGGCCGGGGGACAGGAAAGCCCGGCGGAAACCGCGCTCATGCTCCTCACCCCCGCGCCAGCCCGATCAGCCCGGTCTTCACCGCCAGCCCCAGCAGCAGCAGCGCCAGCGCGATCCGTATCGCCCATCCGATCACCTCGTTCCTTGCCGTCCGCTTGGCATCGCGCCACGCGCCCAGAAGCTGGCGCAGCTCGCCGATGTCCGCGCGCGCGGCGGCATCGGCCAGCCCCAGCCGCTCCATGGCGCGCTCGGCGCCGATCTCGCTCGCTTCCTCGGCCAGGGCGCGCAGCGTCACCAGGCTCGCGCCCTCCGCCTCGGCCTGCTCCACCAGCCGGGCGATCATGTCGGTCCCCATCATGGCGTCCTCCCGAATCCCAGCATCTCGCGCTTTTCCTCGGCCGTCAGGAAATCGGCCGCCGCCGCCATCCGCCACAGCGGCTCGCGGTCGCCGTGCAGCTCGACGATCCGGTCCATGTCCACCTCGAGGGCGATGCCCGGCCACCAATGGCCCAGCGCCTCGCCGATCCCGTCCAGGATGCGCGCCGCCATCGGCAGCACGGTCAGCCGCCAGAAGGCGCGGTTGGCCTCGGCATAATTGGCGTAGGTATTGTCGCCCGGCTGGCCCAGCATCATCGGCGGCACGCCGAAGGCCAGGGCGATCTCGCGCGCGGCATTGGCCTTCAGCGCCACGAAATCCATGTCGGCGGGCGAAAGGCTCAGCGATTGCCAGCGCAATCCCCCTTCCAGCAGCATCGGCCGGCCGGCGTTGGTGCCGCCGGCAAAGCCCGCCTCCATCTCCGCCTTCAGCCGGTCGAACTGCTCGGGGCTCAGCTCCGCGCCCTTCTCGCCGGGGTCGTATACCAGCGCGCCGGATGGGCGGGCGGCATTGTCCAGCAGCGCCTTGTTCCACCGCGTCGCCGCATTGTGGATCGCCACCGCGCCCGCCGCCGCCTCCAGGCAGCCCAGCCCATATTGGTCGTCCAGCGGGTGGAAGGCGCGCAGGTGGATGATGCCCGGCCGGCCCAGCGGATCGGTGACGGGCAGCCGCTCCACCGCCTGCCCCACCTGATAGCGATAGGCCACCGGCCAGCCCCGCGCGTCGGTTTCCGCCGTCATCCGCTCGGGCCGCAGCACGTGCAGGCGCATGGGCTCGTCCGCCGCATCGCAGCCGATGCCGGCATATCCGTCGCCGTGCAGCAGCAGGTGTACCGCCAGCGGCTCCATCGCCGCCCCCGCCAGCGCGGCCGCCTTCTCCGGCCCGCCCGTCACGACCAGGCTCAACGATCGCACGCTGTCGCCCACCAGCCGCATCGCCCGCTGCGCCACCGGGTTGGCGATCACCGCATCGCGCGCCTGCGCGTCATATCCGCGCGGCCAGCCGGCTTCCTGCGGCCATGCCGCCATCGTCCAGCCGCCCGATCGCGCCAGCGCGGGGCGCACGGCCCCGCCGCCGCCCTTCCGTCCGAAAAGCCGCATGATCGTCTCCAAAATTCATGAAAGCCGGACGGCCCGAAGCCGCCTTCACCCGAACCGGCCAGAACCGGACCGGTCCCCATCCTCTTCGCCACCCCGGACGTGATCCGGGGTCCATCTCTCCACAAGCACCGGGCCAGGACCAATCGACATTCAGATGATGGCGCGACGAAAATGGTGGTTTTCTGTGACCCGGAGCGCAGCCTGCTCAAAGTAGGTGAGCACCGGAAGCGCAGGAAACCGCCATTTGCAGGCCGTCAGGGCTGAATGTCGATTGGTCCTAGGCCGTCACCCCGGCGCCCGCCGCATGGTGGCCCCCCGGTCACGTCCGGGTGGCGGCCTTTTTAAGGAGCGCGTCGAGCCTCACGGGATGAATGCCCTCCCCTAAAGCATCCGCATCGCCGGCCGCGGCCCCCGCACCAGCATCAGTTCGGTCAGCGCCCAGACCAGCGCGTCCGCGCGATCCGGCGATCGGCCCGGCCCCTCATATCCGCCGCCCGCAAGCAGCCCGGCCATCTCATCCTCCAGATCGGGGAAGGCCGTCACATGGAAAGCCCGCCCGGCCTCGTATAGCGCCACCACCGGCTCCGCCCGCGCCGTCTTGCCGTGCGCGGCATGGACCAGCTTCACCGGCAGCCGCTCGTCGGCGGCGCGCAGCACGCTTTCCACCATCGCCCCGCCATTGTTCGCCTCGGCCACCACCCGGTCCGCGCCGTGCGCGGCCGCCGTGCGCGCCACCGCCCGTGCCCAGCCCTCGGGGCCGACGCCGGAAACGCTGGCGTCGGCCAGCACATAAGCGCGCCGGTCATCCCCCATCGCCGCCACCACGATGCCGCAGGCGTCGCCCCCGCCCGCGCCGGCCGGCGGATCGACGCCGATCACCACCCGCGCCAGCGCGTCGGGGGCCGGGCGCCGGCAACGCTCGATCAGGTCGCGGCTCCACAGGGCGCCCGCCACATCGTCGATCAGCTCGCCGTCCAGTTCCTGCCGGCCCAGCCGCGTGCCGGCATAATTGGCGGTCATCGCCGCGATGAAATCGCGCGAAAGATGCGCGCGATTGTCGCCCGTCCCGCCCCGCGTCACCAGCACGCGCGCTTCCCTGGCCAGCCGCCGCACCAGCGCCACCGGGCGCGGCGTCGTCGTCGCCACCGCGCGCGGGCGGCGGCCCAGCCGCAGGCCCATCATCAGATTGTCCCACGCCTCCACGCCGGCCGGCCATTTGGCGATCTCGTCCGCCCAGGCGAAATGGTGCTGCGCGCCGCGCAGCCCGTCCGGCTCGGCCGCCGAATAGAGGAAGGCCTGCGCCCCGTTCGGCCAGCGCAGCCGGTGGAGCGAGGGTTCCCAGCGGGGCTGCCGATGCGGCGGGGCGATGCTCAGCAGCCCGCTCTCCCCCACCACCATCACCGCGCGCGCCTCCGCCATCGTCGCCGCCACCAGCGCGATCCGCGCCTCGGGGCTGCGCTCCGCCTGCGCCCGCACCCATTCCGCCCCGGCCCGCGTCTTGCCGAAGCCGCGCCCCGCCAGGATCAGCCAGGTCCGCCAGTCGCCCTCGGGCGCAAGCTGCGCGGGCCGCGCCCAGAAGGGCCAGCTCCACAGCAGCTCCAGCCTTTCGTCGGGCGCCATCGCCTCCAGCATGGCTCGGCGCCGCGCCTCGTCCAGCCCGGCCAGTATCTCCGCGCGCGATCGGTTCGCCACCGGCCTCCTGATCGCGTTCATTGCGGCTCGGCCATGCGTTCGTGCATCTCGGCCAGCTTCTCGTCCAGCCGGGCGAAGGCATCGGTCATGTCGATCGCCGCGCCCGGCGCCGGCGCCGCCTCCCTTGCCGTTTCGCGATGCATGCGCAGCAGGAACATCACCATCCTGTTGTCCGGCACCAGCACCTCGCCCTTGGCCTCGCCGCCATGGATGATCGGCGTCAGCGTGCCGCCCAGCGCGCGCTGCAGGGCCACCTGCTCCAGATGCTCCAGCCCTTCCTCCAGCGCCGCCTTCCACGCGGCCCGGAAATCCGCGTCGCGGCGGCGCAGCTTATAGGCTCCCGGCTCGCCCATCCCCACCAGCCGCGCCGATGCGCTCACATTGGCCGTTACCGCCAGATGCGCCAGGAACGTCTCCCGCTTGGCCTCGGTCCAGCCGCCCGTGCGCACCACGCGGCCGATGGCGTTCAGTTCCGGCGCTTCGCGTTTCGCGCGGGATGCGACCGGCCGGCGTTTCGTTTTCGGCTCCGGCTCCGACGTCGGCGTCGGCTTCGGCTTCGGCTTCGGCTCCGGCTCCGGCTCCGGCTTCGTTTTCAGCTCCGGCGCCGGCTTCGCGCCGGCATCGCCCGCCATCGTGCCCGGCGCGGTTTCTTCCACCTTGCCCAT